TCACTGTCCAGATCTTAGCTGTCTCGTCTAAGATATTATTGTTAAAGCGTAATAACGAGACGACTTGATTTGCATATATATCGACATTCGTAAAAACTGAAGATATATCGCTAAGTTTTTCAACACTATTTTTAACTGATCCAATTGCTGTGTAATAAGTTTTATTAACTTCAACATCTGTATCAATATACGTGCGAACATCACCAGCCAAAACAGCTTTCGGCACCGGCAAATTTTCAGGATCAATCGGAGTTTCAGAGCAGTAATAACGCTGCTCATCAACAAAACCATCTAATTTCCAATTCAATTCGAGTCTATTAGTCATTTTTAAACTCAACTGTTAAGTCGTAAGGCGCTGAGAAGAATTGTGACAATTCAACCGTATAATCAAAAGCTTGGTAACTCTCGTAACTATCACGTAATGAACGCAAGACAATCTGAATCGTTCGGGTGTTTACATGCATTGCAGATGTTGCGAATGTGAAAGTATTCACAGCACCTATACTAAGATTTTGCGTTCTGAGCTCAACATTGTTTTCATCTCTCTCAATAAGAATAAGCTGATACAGCGTATTTGCTTCAGCGACAATTCCGCTATCAAAGAAACCCAATGGCGCACCACCTGTCTCTTGCAATCGGTTTCTATCTACCCAAGTCAAAATCAAGTCAGTTTCAATATCTTGCGGATAATATTCCTCGTTGACTTTCACATTTGCCGGAGGATATGGGCGAATAGCGCGACTAGATAGAGTCAAACTATGAGCAGTAGCTTCATTAAGCTCAAGTACATCAGATCCAGTTAATGTAAGCGCTTTAAGCAATATATTTTCACCGCTTAAGTACTCTAAATCATCAATGCCAGAATAATTATCCCATCCAAAAACTTTTGAGCCCGCAGCATGCTTTTGCGGTACCGTGTCAAAACATCCACGTTTCACAGTGATCACATTTGTTACAGCATCAAAACTCACAAATGCCATGATTTCATCATTCACTTGAATTCGATGATTTGCTTCAAGCAATTCAAATTCAGCAACACTTTCAAGTTCAAAGCTCGAATCCATATATCCAATGTCATTTTTCAAAGAAGCACTTGGACAGAAATCTAAAGTCGTTCTTTCATCGTAACCTGCACCTGCATCCACATATAAACTCGCATTAATATGTTGATTATTCGGACGTATTGCTGCCATTCCGACATATCCCAGCTCAGGATAATTTGAAAGTTTGGCATCAACTTCATCTTGACCATATTGTTCAACAAGTTCGACGTATGGCACTTCAAATGCAATAGCTGTTGCATTTTTTGCCGTACTGCCACCACTGGTGACCGGTGGCACGTATTCAACAACACTTTGCATTGGACTGCTAAATGAATCTTCAATCGCTTCAACATAAACCGTGTTATTGATCCCATCACCACGCTTAATCGTACGAACGCGCATTACAGCTTCAGATAACCCATAGCTTTCATCAGATAGCTTAAATGGCATACCCTCATGCCAAGATTCTGAAAAGCTCTCATCCACATCAAAGGAAACAGATGCCAATGTACTTGAAAGTGTTTTTAGATCACGTAATGCTACACGACTGGCTAGATCACTATTAGTAAAACCTTTGTAATCTATCGATTGAGAAATAACCCCACCTTGTTGTGCAATCCGCGCAATATCTTGAACTGTCACTGTTGATTCTTTAGCTCGTGCTTGATCCCAGTAAGTTACTGTCACAGCATTCACACATTCAGCTAGAGTTCTACGCTCAAAATCGAGATTGCGAATATTGCTTTCATTCAATGAAATTAAATCAGCAACATCATAGTCATCACGAATTAAATAGAGCTTCCACTTGTTTGTGACACGATCTAAATACAGTTGCGCATTAATGTGTTCTTTAATGTTATCAACAAATTCATTGATTGAAGTTGAATCTGTCCATTTAATCGAAATCCCCATTCGTTCGTAATGTAAAGTATCAGCTGCTTTCTTAAATGAAACATCATCAATATTTGATTCATTGACACCAATACCCCAAATCTGATTTGTTAAACATTCTCGAATAATATGTGCAGGATTGAGATCAATATGTCCTCCAATGTACACCCGTAGTGAAACACCACCGCGATTATCAGTTGGTGGAATATCATCAATCCAGAATCTATAAAAATCACTGCCAGTCAGTGTAAAGTAATTGTTTGACGCATAATCTTCTGCATCTTCCGCTGTATAAAAATGTCCCGACCAAAATTTTTTAACACCACTAACTGACGTGACTGAAATCTCATTCAGCCAACTTGGTTCAGTAGCGTGATCCCTAGGCCATCCAGACCAAGCCTTGTATGTTAAGCCTTTAGCTTTCTCTACAACTAATACATCTTTTGCTGTAAACCCACTATCAATTGTTATTCCAGCAGATCCATCAGTTGTTGCTAGGTTTGCGGGAAATTTAAGATCATCAATTAGAATTTTTTCAGGAATAGCAATAATATCGGCTTTTTCTTTGTACCATTGCTGAATGCCATCATGTCGAACCTGAGTTCTTTTTACACGCCATTTAGAATCTGGCATGTTCGGTGCAGTACCGATATAAACATTGTCAAAAACGACTGAACACACGCCACGATATGCAGAAATCAACCCACCAAATGCATTGGAAATTTTTGCGCAAATACGCTGTAAAACACTGCTTTTTTGCTGATCTGCACGTCCAAATAACAGCTCAATATTGCCCTGAACACCGCCAGACTGTTCATCACCGCCAAATAAGCTTGGCTTGTTGATATAGATTGTTTTATTTGTATTTTCTTCTGCCAAATATGCATCTTTGTCCTGGAATGAAATTTTAGTGATTGCATCAATCGGGCCGTGACACAAAACAAAATGAGCACTGGCAAAATACTTGTAGCCAATTGTCTGCTTTTTCTTTTTAGACATCTTCTTTAGCCCTCATAATCACTTGCTGCGCCATCGCATCATGACCAAACAATTCTTCAAAACGCGCTATTGGCATTCCGTTATCAAAAAAATCTTGTATCTCGGCATTGGTTAAGCCTTGATTCAAAAAAAAGCGTCTTGCTTTGATCGTACACATATCGCAAGCGCGAATATGATGAACAAAAATAAAGCCCGCTTTGTGCGGGCTATTTTGTGATTCCATGACTCACCTATTTTTTTATGGCTTGTGGCGTACCAGCTAAAAATGCTGTGACGTTTGGTGCAACATCACAGGTCCCAAAAATGACAGGAATTGATCCACCTTCATCTGTCTTTGTGCCATCCAAATCACCAGGCGTCATTGAGTTTTTTTGACCGCGCCGCGACATAACAACTGAAAAAATAACAGCAGCGACAAAAGCAATAATAGCTGGCCACATTACACAATCCTCGTTGTCGTCGGATTATCTTCTGGCATGTATGCAAAGCCTAAAAAATTATCCGTATTGTTGAATCGATGACATGCTGTTAAAGACTTCATGCATCCAGGATAAACCGTCACAAAAAACACTGCTTCAGATGCCACATCAAATGCATTTTGCGCATCTTGTGTCTGTTGATGAGCGTTATCGAGTTCGCTTTGTTTCTGATCGACAGTTGCTTGAGCATCCAATAAGTCCTGCTCATAAGTCGGACTCGCTGGATCTAAAGCATCACGATCTGCAATGGCTTCAATCAAAGCTGATGTTGCAATCGTTTCTGCATTTATAGCTTGCAGCCAAGTCTGCTTTGTCGTGTTATATGCCAACAACGCTTCATCAGTCGTCACTTGGTCAGCCAATGTATCTAAGCGACGAATCAAAGTAACTGATTGCGCAGAACTCGACTCAATTGCTACATTTACACCAGTACTACTTTGCAACATACCAAGTCTGAAATAATTGTCATCAACAGCTAAATCCCGAAGTTGCACATTCAATTTGTCCACTGATTTAACTGTTGTTTGAATGCCCCATTGTGATTTATCTAGCTTACAGCCACTGCCATACAGATCATGACAACAAGTTCGCTGATACTTATAACGCGCACCGGCACGCCCCAAACTTGTATAGTCCGTTTCACATTTCAGCGTAATTTCTACACCATCTGGCTTAACTGCAGTCACACGCCCTTGCCACAAGGTTGAAATATTGCCAAATTGCAACTTGCTCACTTTGACCAGGATATTTTCTTCAAGTGCTGAACGCAGGCAGTCTTGTGCAAATTTGCTGTTTAGTGCAAAGGTAATATCAATCGAGTTTTTTTCTAAATCTGAACTTGAATCAATTGCCGATCTCGTTAATGTGATCGCTTCATAGATTATTTCGCCATCCTGAACAGACTTATCGCTCGACGTGTAATAAAACTTTGCATCCCCTCTGGTAAATTCATAAAGCTCACGACGAACTGCAGAGTTGGTTAGTGATTGAAAAAACTTACCCAATCCCATTGCCTAAACTCCTATTTCTAAAATGGGTACCGTGACTTCTACATTTCCCGCACCTTGATAATGCAAATCGATAGAATCAGCATCTAATCGATGCAAGCCTAAATACGAGATCCGTTCGACGGATGAAGCATTCTTATTCAGTGCAGGCGATACCGTGACTTGCACAGTACTTCCTGACACTAATGCAGATGCTGTAATAGTATGTGCTGTCCACGTTTGATTGCTTCTGACTGCAATGTGTTTACGGGCATCACTGAGCTGCTTATATTGATCCGATTCAATCAACATGACCGATGAAATAAATCCTGTACTTCTACAGCGCATATTGGCTTCATACGTTGGCAACCAGAATGGACGATATTTTCCTTTCCGTCTGAACAAAAATTGCCGGTATGCATACAGATCTTCAGCACTATGAATCATTGCCCGGTACTGCTTTGAATAACGTGCAAAATCCCAATCTGAGTTTTGAAAAATCACACCGACTTCGTTATTAATCATGTTTTGTTGCTGTGAAAGTGTTGCCTCCATACCACTGCCTGAGTAGGTCAGGCCGAAGAAATACAAATCATGACTTAAGAATTGAATTGGCTCTGATTCCAATACTTCTGGTTCATCAATGACAATGAAAGTAATTGATGCTTGAGCATGTATCCCACTTATTTGACGTGAAATATCACCATTGATAAAACACAAGCGCACTGGATATAACTTTGCACCCTTAATATTAATTGCATTTTTAATAACAATCCGGTCACTTGCAACACTCAGAACCTCGACAAGTATTTGCTCAGTTTTATTCTTGAGTAACGCAAGACCACCTTCATAAAAAGAATAAATATCAGTTCTGCAAGCAATCACTGTTTGCTCAGGTAATGGCTCCCCATCTGCAACAACTTCAGGAGCTACATCACCAACAAATTGAGATTCCTGAAACAAGGGAACTGCCCAGTTTTTTCGGATTCCTCCCCATTGAGCATTGAAATGCTGTGCAATTTCATTTCTTATAGCCACTGAAGAAAAACCCAGCGTTTGCCGGGCTTTATCTTTGAGTGGAGTTCTGACTTCTGTGCCATTTTTAGACTCAAACACATCAGTTTTAAACCCTAATGTTTCAGTCCCTCCAACCAAGGCTGGCGAAGTTAATAAAATAACTTCACCAAAATTTTCCGTTGTTAATTTCATGCAATCATCGCCTTAATCGAAGATCGATTGTTTTTAATGAAGTTCATGAATGTTTTGGTACCTGATGATGTCCCCATGAAATCACCTACAATATTCGGATCTAAGATATTGTTGATCTGAAGGCTTTGCGGTATAGCATTCTGCGCTGTTGTTGGCTGCCCTAAATATTTCGGTGTTGCTGCCATTCTAGGGCTTTCCAACTTAGGAGCATCAAGTACCAAACCACCATCTGCAAAGCCATTTTTAATAGACTGACGTAAAGCATAAAAGCCAG